TTATAATTTGTCATCAGTTAAACTGTTCAACATTGTTTTATTCTGTTCAGCTTTTCTAGCATTTTGACAATTCAAGTCTTGATTATGTAATTCTCCATTATTACATTTAGATAAAAATGATTTTCTTAAATCATCATTTTTAAGAAATTCATCAACCGTGTGTATTTTTTCATTACACGCACTACAAAAAATACTAAAACACAATAAAGCTATTTTTTTCATTTCTTCTCCTAAAGTTTATGATTAGTCATTCCTTTTAAGTTTCAATACACAGCCGCCTGAAGGCGGCTGCTCCCTAGGTTTTAAAGCCTTTCACTATAAGGCTTTACTGCCCCTAATTCGCTAAGCTTTTACCTTGGAAGTGACGTGAAGTATAACACAGCTCTTCTTGCCATACTTCAATTTTATAAGATACTAATTTTTAAAGAACTTTTATTATCGCTAACCACTCAGCTTTTTCTTGATAACTATAGGCTAGCGAATTATAAAATCAGCGTATCCTTAAATATGTCTATTGATTGTTTTGCTAAATCCCCTCAACATAACCATTAACATATAAATAAGATAAACGGGAGAATATTAGAAAAGGCGGGAATAAGTGAGAAAGGTAAATTGAAACAGAATTACACATACAGAAAAAGAAAACCCAGCGACTTTTTGTGGTCACTGGGTTTATTTTTAAGGTTGAAAAAACATATCAAATTGACGTTTAGCAATTTCTTCTTTCTGAACCCTTTTCACTATCTTATAGATCCACTGCAAAGAAAGACCGTATTTTTTAGCTAGGTAGGCATGATTATTACCGCTGAACTCATTGAAAATTTGTTTTTCCCGTTCACAGGCAAATAGTTCTAAGGCTTTTGGCATATAAACGTTCAATCCGCCCCAACTTTGACTGATTTTCATTGCTACAATCATCCCTAAGTTTTCGGCAAGTTCATCGCACAAACCAAAATCTTTTGCAGTAGTAACGGTATGTCTAGCCAAATCTGCCAATAAATCAGGTGCTTTGGTTTGAAAGTCATTATTGTCAAATTTGGCATCCATAATCATTTACCCACTCGTTTTTTCCACTGTTTAAGCTGCTCAATAATCGAAGTTGTTTGCTCATTGTTTAGATCACGCCAATCGGTCATATCTGCATAATATCGTTTCACATAAGCATTCAATGCCGCCGATGTACTTTCATCCGCCACCGCTTTCCATACTGCCCAGAGCTTCCTTTGAATGGCTGAAAGTTGTTGTGTATTCCTTGGTAAGCGAATTTTTGCCCCTTTTTGTTGTAATATTTTGACCAGTTTTACTAGCTCTGAATAGCTTATATTTTTTGCCGAATTTTGGTAAAATTGTTGAGATAATAGACTCCGATACGTTTCATCGTCCATTTTTAACTGATTTTTCCCAATATGTACGAGTTGCAATAATCGTCTTCTCATATTTTGCCTCTTAAAATGTCTTTTAATCGTTGCACATTACATTCCCTTTGCGCTTGTTCAGCAGCTAATTCTTCCTCTGTTTTTGGCGGAGGAGGTGGTAATTCAGGATATTCTCGTTTCGGTAATACTTCTAATAATTGCTTTGGGGTTGGAAACCAATCACAGGTTTGTCCAAGTGTCATGAATGCAGTTTCAAATCGCACTTTATCAAGATCCATATCCCATGCCTTTTTGTGCGTAATCACCCGATACCACGCCTCAAGCGTTGGCTTAATCACATCATCAGCGGGCGAATTTTTAAGCCTAAGTAACAACAACATCGCCACGCCTTTTGCCAACACGGGTTTTAACCATTGATTGTCTCGCCCCATTCCAACGCCCCTTTGATTGCATTCATCTTGCTGCTATTTGTCACAGCCCCCGAAAGCGGTCGATTCTGCACCGCTACCGCCGTGCTTACAGGCTTATAAGCTGTAATAATTTCCAATAAATAGCCGTGCGACTTCATTGGTAATTTCAACGCTTGCCGATTTGCTATCATCTGATTGATAGCGTAAATCCACGCCTCTACAGGGGCTGCATATTCCACGCCATCACGCTTAATTTTTCCCGCCTGTATCATCGGTGTAATCTCACTCAATAAGGTTGTTACACGATCAAAAGTGAGCGAACTTTTTGCTGGGCGAAATAGTCCCAAATAACGAATTAATGCCTCACCTAGTTCACCGTTCACCATCAACGCTGCATTTAATGCTTCACTTGCCGCTTGGTTAGCTATTAACGCATCCAACGAATGTAAAGCTCCACACGCACTACATTTCACTTTCATGTCTGTTCTCCTAATACAAGAAAACCGCCCGAAGGCGGTATATTTAACAAGTAGGATCGAAATGCTGAATGTATTTGGGTTCTCCCAAGATTTCACTATCTCTTTCCAGTAATTCTTGAATAACAGGATCATCTGTGAAAATCATCTTTGACATTCCCATAAGTAACGGTTCGATACCTTCTTTTTGCTCAGTATGAGCACTCACAGCCCATTCCCTCTCTTCATCAAGAAAGAAATCAAAGTGAAGAGTAGCAACAAAACCATTTTCAACTTCAGGGGCTAATTTAATTATTTCGTTCCAGCCTTTTGTGATGACAACAGGTATTGTAGCCATTAAATTCCTGACTATTTCCAATACCTTGTGCGGTAGTTTGGACTTACAATCTATGCCAACTTTAACAGTTAAATCATCACTGTTTGATTCAACTTCAATCGAAAGCATTACTAAATAGTGTTGTGTCATAACCGTACTCCCATTTTCATCAAAATCCCCTTTGCATTCGCCACATAAACTTTGGCATATTCCATCTTGTCCTGCTCAAGGGATTGTTCCGCCTGCTCTAACTGAATAATGGCTTGACGGATTTGCATTTTTAAGGCTTCAAGTGTTGAAATCATTGTGTTCTCTCCCGTTTGCCTTGCCATTTTTTACAATAAGTGCGGCGTGTGTTACACCATTCCCGTTGTGTTATCGTCACAGCACATTTTTCCGCCTCCGCCCACAAATCAATGGCTTTTGCATAATTGCCCGAACGTTCCACACTGGCGGCTTCTTCTGCTGCCTCCTGATAGGCTTGTTCTAACACATCAAGATCCACTTTGCGTCTTCGGCTCATTTCCGCACCTCCTCATCATTCGGTTTAATCACAAACTCTTCCACGCCCTCACGAATAGTCACGCCCGAAATTGAGCGGGCAATATCAGGCTCAGCAAGCATTGCCTCTTTATTAAGTTCTTCCTTGGTGCGAATAAAGCGGAATAAACCAAGATTACGAAGGCTTTCCAAAATGCCCTCAATCCCTTTTGCCACCACCGCAGGCGGTTTCGCCCTCCACTGCACCTCGCCTGTTGTGAAATAGGCAGTTTTCTGCTTGCCACCGTTGGTCAGTTCCAAACGGCGACTTTCACAAAACGCCTGTACTGCTTTTTGTAACGGCTTCACCTGCTCTTTAAGTGCGGTCAGTTCTGCCGTATATTTTTCATCAATCACTGCTTTCTCATCCGCTTGCAGAGTGGAAAGCCGTACCTGCTCACGTTCTAAATCACCGATTTGCTTAATTGCTATCGCCACTTCATCTTGGGTTTGTAAAGTGATTTCCAACACCTCGCTTTTTACTCTTGTTGCTCGTTTAGCCATTATTGGTTACTCCTTTTTTCGTACAAGTATAAGGATAAAAATCCGCATTAATTTTCGGGGTAAGACTGCCATTATAGCTTTGTAGATACACCACACCGTCCACACAAAGCTCACGGTAATCCATGTTTTTATCGCACCCAACTAATAAAAGTGCGGCCAAAATCAAGGTCAATTTCTTCATCATCTCCCCCTAAACCTGCATCACCACATCGCCATTCACTTTTGGTATCCCCAAACTTTCGGCTAAATTCATCGCTGCCGTGAGCAAGTTATTTACCGCTAACGGATAAAGCAGACTAGTGGTGGTTTTGTTTCTTCCCACCGCCGTTAAACGTTGTCGCACTGCTAAAAACACCTCTTCTTCAAAAATGTCGCTCAGTTTCTTGCCGACTTTTGCAAGACGAAATGCCACATAGTTTTCCAACTCTGCATCAAGTGGAGCAAGTTCAACCACTTCGCACCGTTGCACCACCTCACGCACCTCTGTGTTACGTTCAGAAAGTTTCAACTTCAATTCAGGCTGACCAATCAACACAATGGAAATCAACTTTTTAAAGCCATCTTCCAACTCAAAAAAGCGTTTTAAGTGTTTCAAGGTCGGAATCGGTAACGAGTGGGCTTCTTCAATAATCAATACATTGGAATAGCCGGATTTCACGCTCTCTTTCAACACATTATGCAACTGACGAAAGCGTGCCTCTGGCGAACGTTTCACATTTTGTAACGGAGCAAGGGTGGAAATAATCGCCTCTGCAATATGCGCCGCTTTCAGTGTTTTCCCTTTGATGTCATTATCTTCCATGGCGATGATGTAAGGTTCAATCACCGCAATCGGAGCATTTTCCGCACGAATGCGATCAATCAAATCACGGCGCAAGGTGGATTTGCCTGCACCACTTTCACCGACCACCGCCATAAAACCACCATGTTTGGCGGTTTGGTATAACGACTCTCGCACATAACGAATATCGGATGTGGCGAAAACTTCATCAGCTGAACGAATATCCACTGAAAAAGGGTCAATCGGTAATAAAAAATGTTTCTTAGTGGCTGGAAATAAAGCCTGTTTTGCGAGTAACATAATCTCGTCCTCAATGTCTTCTATGGTTTTGGGGGCGGAAGCGACCGGCTCGGTCGGCAAACTTTGCCCGGTCGCTTCCTCTTTTAACAACTCATCTAAAGGGTCGGTAATCCCAAACGCCTCCAAACAAGCGGTCAAATTCTGTTTAAATTTCTCGGTATCGCCCACACTCCAATAGTTGTGCATAATTAACTTTGAAAGCGTAGTAGGCGACACCCCCATTTTTAATGCCAACTGCCGTTGGCTTACGCCCTTGGCTATTAGCACCTCTTTTAGTTTCAGCATAAAATGCTCCGTTTCTCATTTATTAAGCCGCGAGTAGCTTTAAATGTGATTTGGTCGGTTCCGGTGCAACAAACTCCGCTTTAAAATCCTCAAACCCTAAGCCCAACAGCCGTTCCGCTTCAAGTTGCGGCACGCCTTGCGGGTATCTACCATTCACCCATTGATAACACTCACCGTTCCACAACTCACCCCAGCGAGCCTTGCCATTTTTGGCAAATTCCACCACCGACATCGGTTTTTGCTCCACCCGTCGGGCGTTAGTGGTGAGTTCGTGTTCTTGACCTTTTTTCGGCATATACCAGTTCAAGTCCGTGTTCTCAATGTGTTGATATGGATTGATCTCCCCATTAAATAATGGTGCGTTGGCTTTCTTCGCCCGCTTCACGTCCTCTTCGGTTTCCACACCGTAGGCAAGTTGCTCGGCGGCTTCTTTATTGGCTTCAAATGCGGTTTTGCGGTGTGCCTTGTATTCTTCGCCAATCATTGCCGCATCCACCCTAAAGCCTAGCTCGTTGATTTCCACAGGCTCCAACACCACCCAGTAAGGTTTCAGGCTCATGGTGCCATCATCAGCAAACACCTGCTCAAAGCACTGCACCTGCACACATTCAGGGCGATAAGGATTTTTGCCCACCGTGATTTTTTCGCCAATTTTCACATCAGGCACATCACGCACATCGTAGCGACGGCTTTCAAAGCGGATTTCCAACTCATCTGTTACCAAACGTTCAGTCAGTGCAGTAATCATCAGCTCTTGGCAAATCTCACGGCTGGGTGGATAAATCAAATCCTTGGCGTGAATTTTCTGCCACGCGGAATAGCGGGTCATACCGTGGCGGCTATGTACCGCTTTGGCGTTAAAATACCGCATCCATTGGTGGGCGAGTTGATTAAGCTCTGCCAAGCCACTCACATTCATAAACCGCAAACCGCTTTCAAATTGACGTTCCACAATATCGTTGCCTTTTTCCACTTGACCTTTGGCTCGGGCGTTGTGGGCTTTTGGCACTTCAATTTTTACGTCTAATTGCTTCAGCAAATGGGTGAACATTTGCGAGGTATTGGCACTGCCTCGGTCGAACATCAAAATCTTCGGCACGCCAAAAAACGGCTCCGCAGGGCTATCTTTTTTCTGAATGGCGTTAATAAAGGTTTCACTAATGTTTTCCGCCGTTTCACCGCCGTAAACATACTCCACATAAATCACACCGCTTGCGTGGTCGGTAATGACATAACGCCACACCCGTTGCGGCTCCACCTTGGCAACATTGGCAGGTTTGTTTTTGTAAAACTGTTCTGCCTCCATCACGCACAACCCATTGCCTTTGCCTGTTTCCTTCAAGTAATAAAGCACACACAAAGACGGGTCGATTTGCCAAACGTGGTTCGGGTGACGGCTTTGCAACTGCACCACAGGGGCAGGGCGTAAAAGCTGGTCGGGGTGAAGATTGGCATTGCGTAATGCCCGCTCCACCGAACTTGCCGAATAAGGGCGAACCTCACCCGTTTTTTCGTCCACAAACTCCGCTTTCACCTTATGGTTAGCACGCAGAATGTCTAAAATCCGCTCCAGCGTTGCCATCGTTTTGCCGTTCTTACGGCGTAAGTGCAACCACGCTGCACTAATCAGCTTCAATTCTTCCGCATCCATTTGATGTTTCCCCTTATCCGACCGCACTTTGCGACCGCTTGCAGGTCGAAACGGTTTAATTTGCCGAAGAAAGGTGGCACGGCTTAAGCCTGTTTTGCTGCAACCTTCTTCAATAATTTTTTCCTTCTCGCCAAAGCCTGCTTTCTCCACACGCTCGGCATATTGGGCGAGAACGCTCGGTAGTATTGCCATTGCATTTCCTTAACCCACCACTTCCGCATCTTGAATCTGAGCTTCACGCTCAATTTCATCTAAAATGCTGGTCACACTTTCATCTAACGGCTCGCCATCAGGGTTGTAATCCGCACGCGCCCATTCAGGCAACGCCTCACCGCTTGGCGTATCGTCCAGCCCAAAGCGTTCTTTCAGCTCGCTCAAAATCAGCTGATATTCTGCCAACACACCGCTCATAAATTGCTTATGATCCACGCCTGTTTCCTGCGTGTGTGCCGTTAAGGTTTCAAAGGCTTTAAACACCTGCCCGCGTAGCACCGCTTCTGCTTTATAGCTAATCGCCGCCGCTTCCTCGCGTAACGCTCCACCGCGTTGTTCAGGCGTTTGGGTTTCAATCGCCTTGGTTTTCTTTGCCAGTTCCAAATCAAGGTGGTTAATACGGTCATTTTTCGCCGCAATCATCTTCGCCTGCGCCTCATAATCATCGCTTTTGCGTTTCAACTGGGCTTGCAAGGCTTCTTTTTCTTTCGCGTGTTTCGCGGTTAAATCTTCGATTTTCTCAATCAGATCTTCCTTATCTGTCGCGTCCGAATAATCCGCATCGACAATTTCCGCACGGGCTTCTTCAGGCAGTTGGCGAAGTTTACGCATTTCACGGTAGCCTAAGCCAAGGCGTTGGCTGGTTTCGAGGAAGTCTTCGCCAAGAACGTTTAGGTTTAAGAGATTTCTATCTACCGTTTCAACACTCAAGCCTAAACAACTGCAGAAATCTTTAAAAGTCGTCACTGTGACGAGTTCCCCTTGTGGGTTCATTATTTCTAACCCCTTGTAACTCTTGCTTTGTTTAATTTCATTGATGATTTTCAAAGTCGTCACCGTGACGAGTTTTTGCGTAAAATCAAATGCCTTAACCATCCCTACCAATTCATAAGCCTGAGCTTTATCTTGTGTTAATGTTTGTGCGGCTAATGCCACCGCATTTTGTTGTTCGCTTAATTTTAATTCACTCATTTGTCTTTTTCCTTTTAAAAACCACCACTTGCTACGCGTTGACGTACTTCATTAACACGTTCGTGAATGGCTTGCATATCTTGCTCATAGGCAACCGCTAGGTTCAACATAGCAAAACTCATTGTCCAGTTGCCCGTTGGGAGCTTTCTTAAAAAACCTTCTTCTGCCAAAATTGCCGTTGCCCGACTCACATTAACAGGAGAATCATCAATCGCTTCACTGAGTTCTTTATTACTTAAACCGTAAATCGTTCGCCCCTTCAGGGCTTTTAAAATCCGCAACGCACGCTGTGTGCTATTTATTTTTTCTTTCATTGTAAAAATCCTTTCTGTTTCAATCGTGCCACTGCTTCAGGTGAGCGCATAAAAGCAGGGGTAGATAAATCAACTTGCGTGATAGGATCAATCACACGGTAACCTTGTTTTCTGAGTAGGTAACTCATTAGTCTGTTTAACAGTTTCATCTTGTTCTCCTATTGTTTTTCTTAAATAAAGAGGGGTTAGATTTTTCGCTGTTTTTTCCAAATTGTTAAAGAGCAGATTGCGTGTATTTAAGCCGCCGCTTTTGAGCCTTCAGGATCCGGTTTTAATCCTAATAACACCGCCGTTTTATGGGCTTCACCCCATGTGCCACGCAATCGTCCACGAAGTAAATCGGAAATTGCCTGTTGGTCGATGCCAAAATGTCTTGCCCATTCGCTACGGTTAATCCCGTGCAGTAAAAAATAAGCCCTTGCACTCTCTAAGGTTTGTGGATAAGGCAAGGGGTGAAATACCTTGTTTGTCATTTCTTCTCCGTTGTATTTTGTGGTAAATTATGGCAACTGATTTTTATTCACTCAGGAATGTAAAAATGGAAAATCGAATCACCGAACTTGAAAATAAAATTTCTTATTTAGAAGACCAAATAACTGCACATCAAATAGTGCTGGCACTATTACTTCGCCCAACCAGATCTGGGAATATCAGAGATGATGTGCAAAATTTCGTTAATATGCTCTCTGCTTCTTCTGATCAAGAATGCGAGAAAGCAAAGCTTCAAATTCATCTTGAGAGATTGTTAAAAGTTGTTGATGAGCAATTTCTCGAATAGCAGTTGCCACCTGCGGTTTACGCAAAAAATAAATCAATAACCGACTAAACATAAACTCCTCCTCGTTTCTGTTGCTTTATGGTTGGTTTGTTGTTGATGTGGATTATTATGGTACATTAAAATGTACCTTTCAAGTATATCTTTATATTATTTAAAGGTTTTTTATGTCTACTATTGGTAATCGCTTAAAAAATGAACGAGAAAGATTAGGATTAAGTCAAACTCAACTTGGTGCTATTGGAGGTGTACAGAAGCAATCTCAGCTAAAGTATGAGAATGGAGCGACTTATCCAAATGCAAATTATCTAAATGAAGTCTCTAAAGTTGGCATTGATATTCTTTATGTAGTCCTCGGTACAAGAGCCAATACAACTATTAATGAAGAAGAACAACTCCTATTGCATAAATTTCGTAACGCTGATCCGGCTGTGCGTAAATTTATGCTTTATGGTGGTGAGGCGGTGATTGGACAAAATTTTGAGGGTGAGATCACCGGCGGGCAGTTTGGCATTATCAATCATTACAAGGAGTAGTCTATGGGACAAAAGTTTGAAGGAGATATTCACGGTGGACAGTTTGGTGAAATTCATAATCATCCACCGGAAAAAGAAAAACAAATTCCCGATAACCACCCTTGGAAAGTAATTTGTCCTCAGTGTGAACATACTACACTTCGTTTTAATGAATATTGTGGGAATGGCAAATGCACCTTTGGGATTAAAGCGTTTTTTGATGAGCAGGAACAAATAGTACAAGAACAAGAACGTGAAAAACAAAAAGGCTTCCGTTCTCTCATTGGATTTGCAGGTCTCATAGTAAGTGCAATCATCGGCTATATCGGTTCCCAGTGGTTTAATAGCCCGAAAATGGCGCTATGGTATTTAGGGGGATTTGTATGGCTTTTTATTTGGCTAAAATCGGCAGAACAACAATGATTTTTTAATTTAAGGAATCAAAATGGAAGCAAGAATTACATTTTATAAAATTAACCGTTGTGGACTTTATGCTCGTTCGCGAAAAGGTGGCCCAACAACAGCACAATTTTTAGCGCCAGCAGAACTATTAGCTGATCTATCCCAATGGGCTATTGGTAAAGATTTAGCTGACACAGATGTGTTCAAAAACTCTCAACATAAAGGATTTTGCACCTATTTAGCAGATATTCAACAGAATGCTGGGTCTTATTTGTTAGTTATGTGGAATCAAGTGCCACATACCGATGCAGGTGTCCTATCATTACCTAATAATTCTACGGTGGGGAGTATTCAAAAGGCGGATGCAAATGCAATAAAAGCCAATTCAATTCCAGGTTACCCAACCTACTTTTGGTTTGTTCCCAGTAAAAATATTTTTGCAACTATTTGCTTTAGCACTATTGTAAATGGGCGTTCAGCCATGGAAACCTATATTAAGCAATTTATGAAAATGTTCTCAAAGCATGTTGTTAAAGAGTTAGACCAGCAAACAAATACGCTTATTGTAAAAGGATATTCAAAAGACCCAACAAACGCACAAGAACGAATTTTTAAGTATCCACCGACATTCTCTTCTCATCTCTATCCATTACCACAAGGAATAGATACACTGAAAAACAGATCACCAGAAATTAAAAAAATCACTAAAAAGGCTACCGCTGAGTATCGAACCCAGATAAGCAAAAATTTGTATCAGAGAGCTTTAGGACTATTTACGGGCATTAAGAGAAATCTAGCCTCTTCTGATGTATTTACTGTAAAAACGGAGGTGTCTATGCCTAACGGTTTGACAGCGGAGGAAGTACAAAAACTGTACAATGAATGGACAGAAGATATAAATTCTTTGCCTTCACTTGATTATGGCTTTGTGATCGGTGACGAGCAACTTTGGTTTAGCCATGCGTTGGCTAAATGGGAAGGTGACCTTGCGCTTTCGTTTACTGAACAAAATTCATTTGGTAATATAGGCTCATTGCTTTCCGAGCTAGAAAGTAAAAAATCTACTATCTTATCAATTATCAACTAATGACATTATTTGAGAAAATCGCTCTTGGAATATTGTTAATATTATCTATTGCCACAGCATATTTCGTGGGCGATAAAATAACATTCTCCGAACAATGGGGGCTTTACGAAACACTACGCACGACTGCTTCGATTATTTTTGCAGTGGTTGGTGCGTGGCTTGCTATTGTGTATCCTGAAAAATTAAAAGCCCCCTTTAAAGAAAAAAGAAAAAGTAGATCGGATACAGATACCCGATTTGGGATGTTATTCTCTCCAATATTTCATTCTACATTAATTCTCTGTATTGTATTATTTATTGGTATTTTAGCCCCAATTTTAAAACAAATTCCGTTCTTTTTAGAATATAAGCATATATTACGGGCAATTAGTTTTGGAGTGTTATTCTTCTTAACATTTTGGCAGATTTGGACTGTATTTATCACATTAATTCCAGCTGATTTACTAAAAACACAATCTGATATAGAAATAGCAAGACAAAACCATATCGATCACTTAATGGGCAAGAGAGATGAATAATTATATAAAGTAGTTTAAATGCTACTTTTCCCTATCACATTTAAACTCTTATTAACTTTAAGCTGTTTTATAGAAAAAAGTTAATAGGAGTTTTTTTATGCACCAATCCCCCATCACCAAAATTGTGATCCACTGCAGCGCCACTCAAAACGGCAAACAGCTTCGTACCACTACCCAAACCGCCGCACAACGCATTGATGAATGGCACAAACAACGTGGTTTTAAGCGTAACCCCGCACTGACTAAACAATTTAATCCTCACCTAAAACATATCGGCTATCACTTTATTATTGATACAGACGGCACGGTGGAAACCGGTCGCCGTGAAGGTGAAACCGGTGCGCACGTGAAAGGACATAATCTCAATAGCCTTGGCATCTGTTTAGTAGGTGGTATCACCAAAGATAAACACAACCACGGTGAATATACCACCGAGCAATGGCTTTCCTTGCATAAATTGTTGCGTACGCTTGAAGCCAAATATCCCAGTGCTCGCATTTGTGGACATCGTGATCTAAGTCCTGATCGTAATGGTGACGGCACAATCACACCGAATGAATGGATTAAAGATTGTCCGTGCTTTGATGTGTGGAGCTGGTTAGATAGCGAGCAAGTTATCAATGTTGATCATTTATTTAAGGAGTAAGCAATGAGTGCCTCAATGCGTTTTCCAAACTATAAACATCAATGGAAGCTAGGTCGCCGAATGAGCAACAACGCCAAGCGAAACAAAACAATCAACGGTGGCACAACGGCTGCAACCGCCTTTTACTTATGCTGGAGTTACTAATGGCATTAAAAGAACTGATTACGAACGCCGATGGGCGGCTCTCTACCACTGCCTTTATCCAATTTTTCGGGGCATTACTTATGGCGGGGATCTTATGTTTCTGTGTATGGCTTGACCGCCCTTATGTACCGGAAATGTTTATGACCTTTGCGATTTTCTGTGCCGGTGGTGCAGCAACCAAGGGCTTTGCTAATGCACTAGGGAGAGATAAAGGATGATGAGTTATCTCTATCTTGGTGTGATTTTCGGGCTTGCCGTTTTATGGGGTTATGCTCATTTTCGGGTGAAACATTTGAAAAGCCGACTTGAAAAAACGCAAGAAAAACTGACCGCACTTTTTGACCGCTTACCAATAAGCCACATTATCAATCAGATTCTCGATGCCACACTCTTTGGTTATCAAGCGTTAGAAGTGATGTGGGAAAATCAAAACGGCTTATTTTTACCGGTTGCTGTTGTGGGTAAACCGCAAGAATGGTTTGTCTTTGATGAAGAAAACCGCTTGATGTTGCGCACGAAAGACCACTACAACGGCGAACTTGTACCGGAAAAGAAATTCCTCCTCGCCACCCAACAAGCGGACTATATGAACCCTTACGGGCGTGCCGACCTTGCCATGTGCTTTTGGGCGGCGACCTTCAAAAAAGGCGGCTTTAAGTTTTGGCTTGAATTTATGGAAAAATACGGCTCGCCATGGCTTGTGGGTAAACACCCAAGAGAGGCACAGATCCACGAAATTGACAACTTACTGGATAGCCTTGAAAAAATGCTTGGTACAGCGGTTGCAGCAATTCCCGGCGATAGTTCCATCGAAATGTTGGAAAGTGCCTCAAAAGGCTCAAGCTCACAGGTGTTTGATGATTTCCTGCGTTACTGTAAATCGGAAATCGCCATTGCGTTGCTCGGTCAAAATCAAACCACAGAAGCAGAAGCCAATAGAGCCAGCGCCACTGCCGGTTTGGAAGTCACCCGGGATATTCGTGATGACGACGCCAGTCTTGTTGAAGGGGTGTTTAATCAGCTTTTAGCGTGGATTTGCGATCTGAATTTTAACGTTGAAACCTTGCCGACTTTTGAACTGTTTGAGCAAGAAAGCATTGATAAGCTCCAAGCCGAACGTGACAAAATTTTAGTCGATATGGGGGTCAACTTTACCGCGCAATATATCCAACGCACCTACGGGTTTGAAGACGGCGATATTGTGATGCAAGAAATCTCCCCTAGCCCCTCTTTACAAAAGAGGGGAATGGATAAGGTGGAATTTGCGGATTCTATCCCTAAAAGTGTGATTGAAACCATCGGCGAACAATTAGAAGTCGAAGGTGAAGCCCATGTTGAAAACTGGTTGCAAGGTATTCATGACCAACTCGGGCAAGCGAAAAGTCTCGAAGATTTTCGCACTCAACTTGACAGTCTGATCCCTGAATTAAGTTTTGCAGAATATGGCGAACTCCTTGCGTGGGGATCAACCGCCGCACAATTTGCCGGACGGCAATCCGTAGAAGATGAGCGTTCCAAATCCCCCTCTTTCGTAAAGAGGGGTTCGGGGATATTTAATGAATAAATTTACCTTTGAACAACAGGTCAAGTATTTTGAGAAAAAGCTCAACCTACCGACCAACAGTTATTTAGACGTACTCGGCGAAGAACACGATTACTTTTTTATGATTGCCGGGGCAAATCGCAACGAGGTGCTATTGGCTTTTCGTGAAGCAGTAGATGATGCCATTGCAAACGGCGAAACATTAGAAGGCTTTCGTCAACGTTTTGACGAGATCGTGGCAAAAACCGGTTGGGATTACAAAGGCGGCAGAAACTGGCGCACTCGTATTATTTACGACACGAACGTTTATGCCGCCTATAACCGAGGTCGATTACAACAGCACCTTGATTTGGCGGATGTGATGCCCTATTGGGAATATCATCATCACGACAACGCACACCCACGCCAAGAGCATATTGATCTTGACGGCACAATTTTACCGGCAACCGATCCTTTTTGGCGTTATTACTACCCGATTAAAGCCTATGGTTGTCATTGTACCGTCACCGCCCACGATGAAGATGATTTAAAGGAGATGGGGAGAACCGTCAGCTCCTCGCCTGAAATCGAATGGATTGATAAAACCGTAGGTATTCGTTCCGGCAATCCCCGCACCGTGCGCGTGCCAAAAGGTTATGATGTGGGGTTTGCACCGCATAATTTTGAACGCTTGACTGCAGGACGAAATGTCGACGTAGATCAACTGCTGTTCAATAAATTTGTCTCGGCTGAACCGAAGTTAGCGAGTTTGCTGATTGATAACGTGTTACAAAACCCACGTGCGCTTTTAATGTTAAATGGTGCAATGAAATCTATGGTCGATACGGTTACCAGCGAAAAAATCGCTCGTGGACAAATCAAAAACGTGGGAGTCATTCCGGCAAAAGTGATTGATAAATTGGAGGGACTGCAAAAAGCCCCACAATCAGCGGTGATTGCCGTGCGTGATGACGATGTACTACACGCTCTGCGTGACAGCAAACAAGCCAAGGGGATCAATTTACCTGTTGAGTTTTGGGAACAATTACCGGAAAAGTTGAGAAACCCAACCGCAATTTTGTTGGATAACCAACAAAAGCAACCCACGCTACTTTTCGTGTATGAAACGGAGCAAGGTAAAGTTGCGGTAAAAATGGATTATGAAATTAAACTGAAAGATGCACTAAGCGGTAAAAAACTACCACATAAATTAAATATGGTCAGAACAGCAAGCCGATTAGAGAATTTAAGCGCATTGGGACGTTTTGAAGTGTTATATGGAGAGTTATGATTATTGCGGTGGCTCGCCTGATTCGAACAGGATAATGCGGGCTTTCACCAAGCAACCTTTCCAGTAGGAAACCCCCACCGCTGAGAACACTATACCCCCAACTTATTTTTTAATCAATAGGAGAATAAAAATGACTGAACGTGTAACTCAAGAACATTTGGAATCCATTATCACCGATAAAAAATTCCACCGTCTATCTGAAACACTCACTGTATGTGCTTTAACACTGCGTAATGGGTTTACCGTAACCGGTGAATCGGCTTGTGTTTCCCCCGCAACCTATAACCAAGAAATCGGTGAACGTATTGCTTTTGAAAATGCCTTTAACAAATTATGGCAACTTGAAGGTTATGTATTGAAAAATAAACTTGCCGGTTTTTAACCATGATCAAGATCACCCTCAACGACACACAAGCGGTGGAAAAACTCCACCGCATTGCCCATGAATTTAAACAGCCCCGTAAACTTTATGGCGTGTTGGGCGAAACTTTAAAAAAGCTGCATAAAGCCCGCTTTGAGGCAGAAGTTGATCCGAAGGGTAAAAAATGGCAGCCACTTTCACCCATCACCCAACAAATTAAGGGTAATGATAAAATCTTAAGGCAAGGTGGTTATTTGTCAGATAAAACCGCCTATAACTACGATGACAACCATTTAGAGTTCGGTTCGGATGCTAAATACGCTCGGTTGCACCAGTTTGGTGGCACGATAACACCAAAGTCAGCCAAGCGATTAAAATTCGGTAAGAGCAATGTTTTTGCGAAAAAATCCGTGATACCGGCACGTCCTTGGTTGGGTGTTTCACCGCCCGATGAACAAAAATTATTGAAAAAAGCGACCGCACTTTTGCAGCGTCAAATTGACCAAAATTTATAACCTTGCCAAAATTTTAAAAATAATGCGAAAAACGCCCGCACAGGCATTTTATTTCAAATTCGATAAATGATGCCTCTATTCCACTTTAACGCATTGGGAAATGCCAAAGAATTGCAAATAAAGGCATTGTTGTATTCTCTTTTCTTGTTACTTTGTTGTTTCCCCTTGTTACTTCTTAAACTAGTTTAAAATCACCCTTCATTTCTTTTTTGCATAATGTTCGCCAATACAGGAGAACATTATGAACCTCATCGAAATTTTCAAAGCCGGTAAACGAGCCGATGCACATGGCAACGTAGTGGAAATCACCGTAGCCGATTTGCAACAAGCCGTTGACGCTTACAACGTCGAGTACCACGAATCGCCTGCGGTAATTGGACACCCTAAACACAATGCCCCCGCCTACGGTTGGGTTAAACGCTTGCAGTTAGACGGCGAGGTATTGCTTGCTGAATTTGACCAGGTTGATCCCGAATTTGCAGAAATGGTGGAAAAAGGACGGTTTAAAAAAATTTCTTCCTCGTTCTATCTTGCCGACAGCCCGAATAATCCGTGCCCGGGAAACCTCTACTTACGCCATGTTGGTTTTCTAGGCGCTATGCCGCCAGCAGTGAAAGGCTTGCGTAACCCTGAATTTGCTGACAACGAACAAGGTGTCGTGGATTTTTCCGACTGGATGGAAGCCAATCTTTGGCGACGTCTGCGTGATTGGTTTATCGGCAAATATGGCCAAGAGGAAGCTGACAGCGCCTTGCCGGATTATTTGGTCGCCAGCGTCCATGAAGCATCAATTCGCAAAGAATATCAACAGGCGCAACCGGATGAAGTCGGAGTACCGCATTTTAACGAACCGGCATCGCCCTCAACCCCAACTTCAGAAGAACCCCAAAACCAAGGAGATGTGATGACCCCTGAAGAAATTGAACAACTCAAAGCGGAAAACGAACGCTTAAAAACAGAAAAAGCACAAGCAGAAGCCGCTAAAGCCGAAGCTGAACTTAACCAAGCCAAAGCGGAAAACGCCGACTTTGCCGAAGGGTTAGTTAAAGCCGGCAAACTAGCACCTGTGGCGAAACAACAGGCTATTGATTTACTCAATTACGGTTCAACCACTGTAGCCGGTGGCGTAGTTGAATTTGGTGAAGGTGAAAATCTTCATACCAAAATCAAAGCGTTCTTGGAAGCCCAACCGCAAATTCTCGAATTTACCGAGGTGGCAACCAAAGACAATACCCCTGGGCCACAAGATAACACAGTGGAGTATGCCGAAGGTACAAGCCCGGCAAGCATCGAAGCTGACCAAAATATCCGTGCTTATATGCAAAAACACAGCGTGGACTACACCACTGCTTTTAACGCTATTTACAACTAAGAAGGACTACTTATGCCAGCACATGATCTTAAGGCACTGCGCGTGCAAGACCCTGTTTTAACCAACCTTGCTCAAGGTTATCACAACCTTGAACTTGTCTGTGAAACCCTGATGCCGGTTGTCGAAATCGACAAAGAAGCGGGCAAAATCCCGCAATTTGGTCGCTTGGCGTTCCGTTTGCCAAGTACCGTGCGTAACTTGCGCGGCAGTTCAAACCGTCTTGACCCGGAAGACATCACGGCGATTGATGTGGCACTTGAAGAGCACGACGTGGAATATGCCATTGACTATCGTGAAGAAAACGAAGCGATTTTCAGTCTCCGTCAATTTGCTTTAAACACCACTCAAGATGTAATTGCTCTTGGACGTGAGAAAGAAGTGGCAACACTTGCGTTAGACGAAACCAAATATGATGCCGGTAACAAAATCACCTTAAGCGGCAGCTCAAAAATCACGGATAAATCCGCCGATATTTTTGGCATGTTTGATACCGGTATTCGTGCGGTGAAACGTGCGATTGGTCGCAAACCGAATGTGTGCGTGATTGCCGGTGATGTATGGGCGGCGTTAAAAGAACACCCGGCAGTGATTGAAAAACTCAAATATTCCCAAGTCGCGATTATCACACCGGAAGTGTTCGCCAAATTGATTGGCATTGATACCGTCAAAATTGGCGAAGCGGTGTATGAAGAAAGCAACCAATTAAAAGACATTTGGAGCGATGCTATCGTGCTTGCCTACGTTGCGCCACGTTCTACCGAGCGTAAAGGCACGGTTTATGAGCCGTCTTATGGTTACACCGTGCGTCGCCAAAAAGGATTATTTGTGGATACCTACAAAGAAAACGGCGGCAAAATTGAAGTGATTCGCACCACCGATATTCACAAACCGCACTTAGTGGGTGCGTCTGCCGGCTATTTAATTAAAGGCTGTCTTTAAACCTGATTTAAACCGCATTTAAACTGACTTTAAGTGCGGTCATACTGAAACGCATTTTCACAGGGAGAAACCCAATGAATGAAAAAAAACTCTATGCAGTGATTGCTGCCATGGCAATTATGCACAACGGCAAACGTTATGAACAAGGTGATAAACTCGAACTCACCGACGAAGAAGCCACACGTATTTCGCTTTATGTGCAATTGGACGAAGACGAGGAAAAACGCAAACAGGCTGAAGCCGAAGCAGAAAAAGCGCGTCTTGCCGCAGAAGAAAAGGCACGCAAAGCGGCAGAAGAAAAAGCACGTCTTGAAGCAGAGGCGAAAGCAAAAGCTGAGGCAGAAGCCAAAGCGAAGGCGGAAGCTGAAGAAAAAGCCCGTAAAGAAGCGGAAGAGAAAAAGCGTAAAGCACAAAAAGAAACTGGTGAGGCGTAATGTATATCTCGGCACAAGATTTAACGGAAATTATGAGCGAAAGTACGCTGATTGCGTTATCTAACGACACATCACGCGCCACCGAAGCAGACCAAGCTGTTATGACGAAAGCCTGTGAATACGCCACGGAGACTGTGGATGGTTATTTGCGCTCGCGCTATGTATTACCGTTAAACCAAGTGCCGACCCTTGTGCGCAATATTTGTTTACAGTTGGCTCGCTACTGGCTTTATTCACGTCGTCCTGATGGCAAAGGCTTTCCGGATAATGTGAAAGACACCCATGCGCAGGCATTGAAAGATTTAGAGCGGATTGCCAACGGTAAATTACACCTTGGTTTAACCGAACTCGGTAGCAATGAGGATGATAACCTGCCCTCCGCCCTAAAATTCAAAGCCCGCGCACCGCAAAAACTGGATTTATCAGGATATTGATATGAGTGCCACATTACCGATTTTAGAAAGTATTCGACAGCGGATTGAATCTGAAACAAAACGGTTTTCTATCGAATTATTTCCGGATGATTTAGAGCACTACAACCTCACTGATGAGTTTGGTGCAGTATTGGTGCAGTACGCAGGGTCAAGGTTTGAAAGCCTTGATAGTACCGACATTATCCAACAACGCCGAAAAGTGTTTGTTGCACTCACGGTGATTGCCCGCAGTCAACATGACGATACCGGTGCACTGGATATGCTCGACCAAGTTCGTCTCGCGGTGGTTGGCTTTAAACCCACCAATTGTACGGCGTGTCATCTCATTAGCGAAGAATTTGCCGGTGAAGACCGCGGGCTTTGGCAATATCAACTGATTATCCAAACGGAAACGTGGCAAGTCGAACAACGTCAGTCGCAAGATTTGACCAAATTTACCACCGCACTTTTACGTCGTGCGGATAACCTTAAACCGAATCAACCCTAGGAGAACATTATGGGATATCACCACGGGACGAAAACAACACGCGTGGCAGGCGGTTCTGTCGCGGTAGAAACTGTGGACGGTGCCATTATCGGTATTATCGGCACCGCGCCTCAAGGTGCAGTAAATGAATTAACCGTCTGTCAAACCAAAAAGGACTTTGCTCAATTTGGTGTGATTTTAAACAAAGGCTTTTCTCTGCCTGATGCCTTTGACATTTTGGCGCGTTATGCGGCAGGTAAAGTGTATGTGGTCAATGTATTAGACCCGGCAAAACACAAAACCAACGTCACAGACGAAGCCCTAACCCAAGATAGCAATACGTTACGTGCGCAAACGGCTCACGTCGGCTTGTTAAATTTAACCTTGGTATCTGACCGCACTTTAACGGAAGGTGACGATTACACGGTAGATTTGCAAACCGGTGAGATTACCTTAAAAGCACGTCACGAAGAATTAAAAGCAACCTACGACTATGCCGACCCGACCAAGGTCACCGAAGAAGACATTAAGGGCGGTATTAATTCGGTGAGTGGCAAACGCCAAGGGTTTGAACTGTTGCGTGATGGTTTTACGTTGTACGGTGCGGATGCCAAGATTTTAATCTGTCCGGAGTTTGATAAAACGGCGAGTTGTGCGGCGGCACTTGCCACTCTTGCCGAACAGTTAAAAGCGGTGGCTTATGTTCAGTTACCCAAAGGCACTTCACTTTCTCAAGCGATTCAAGGACGTGGCCCGGCAGGTGCGATTAATGCACAGGCAAGCAGTGAACGGGTACGTCATTTCTATCCTTATGTTATCGGCTCAAACAATACGCTAGAAAGTTTAGCGGTACACGCCGCAGGCTTGCGGATGAAAACCGATACCGAACAAGGCTACTGGTTCTCCAGCTCCAACCGCCCATTACAAGGTGTGATTGGTATGGAGATCAAACTCACAGCACGTGTCGATGACGAACAATCGGAAACCAACCAACTTAATGCTGTGGGCATTACCACTGTTTTTAACAGTTTTGGTACAGGCTTCCGCCTTTGGGGTAACCGTTCCAGTAACTATCCAACTGTGACCCATATCATCAATTTTGAAACGGCGTTACGTACCGGTGATTTAATTGATGAAAGCATTCGTCGCACCGAGCTGCAATTTATCGACCGTCCGATTGATGATGCCTTGATTGACAGCCTTTTAGAGACAGTCGATACCTATCTACGCGCCTTGCCGTCTATTGTGGGGTATAGCGTCAGTCTCGACCACGACACGGATTTAGTGGATGAATTTAGCAAAGGTCATGTGCCGATTGTCTATGACTATACACCAAAACTCCCGGCAGAGTTGATTTCAAACAAATCCGTGATGACCCGTAAATACCTTGTGAACTTGGTTTCACAACGCTAAGGAGAAATGAATGAGTACAGCGATTAATCAAATTGTGAATGCCAACGTTTATATCAACGGCAATTCACTGCTTGGCAAAGCCAAAGAGTTTAAACTTCCGGACATCGAATTTGAGTTTATTGAACATAAGGGCTTGGGGTTACACGGCACGGTGAAACTCCCGGCAGGGCTTAATGCAATGGAAGGTGAAGTCATTTGGGATAGTTTTTATCCGGAAGTGCGATCTCAAGTTTATAACCCGTATAAAAACATTCAGCTCATGGCACGTTCTAACTTGCAAGTGTTCGATTCACGCGGACTTGCTGCAGAAGAACCCCTTGTCACGATGATGAATGTGGCATTTAACAAAACCACCGGTGGGAGCTTTAAAAACAAGGAAGCGACAGAGCATTCTGATACGTTCCAAATTATGTCGATTAAGCAAGTGCTCGGTGGCAAGGAAATTTTGTTTGTGGACGTGCTTGCTAATATCTACCGGGTAAACGGTCAAGATGTGTTGCAAAAATACCGTACCAATATCGGGCAGTAGTTTCCCTAACCCCTAGCCCCTTTGAAAGGGGCAATCTTTAAAGTAGTTTAAAAGCAGTTTTAAAGTCCTTTAAGTAAACTTCTTTGTGAAAGTTAAACAACCTACTCACAAAGGAGTTTTTTTATGACTGATGTCACTCTCACTCTTCTATTTCCTATCACTGACGGTGAAGGTAAGCTTCTCAACGAGTTAAAAATCCGTCGCCCAAAGGTCAAAGATATTCGCAATATGAAAGGTAGTACAGAAATCGAACAAAGTATTAGT